CTTGTAACTATGGTTGTATTATGGGATACTAATTCTCCAAATTATGTATCTCCACAAGCTATAGCACAAGCTGCGACCCCAGCATTAGTAAATTATGTAAATGGCCTTTTTGTTGGTATATCACCTTTAAACATTTATGACATGACTGCTGTATTTCTTGATGCAATTAAAGACATTCTTGCATCTGAAAATGTAACAGTTCTTAATTTTCAGGTTGCTTTTGATGGAGTAGGACAACCTCCAACACCAGATACAGGAATTATACCAGGAGATCCGTTTAGCTATTTTTATACGACTACCAATAATATAATAGTGAATTCGATATGAATGCACATTCACCATTTGTATATGTAGATGTAGATATAGCTCAGTCAGTAACTCCATCAAAGGGTTTTGTATCAGTAATTCTTGCAGCGAATCATTCTGTACAGGTTACGTCAGGTGATGCGCTCGGTGGATATATATTTAATCCAAAAGATGCTTATGATCAAAAATTATCTGTTCCAACTGTTCTCTATGTTGATCCTACTGGCCCTGCTGCTAACCAAATAACTGCTACAACTATTGCGTTACAGCCAGGACAACGGTTTGATATTCCGCCTGGATCAGAATATGGTATTTTTGTAAATTCTACTGCTGTTGGACATCATTTTGTTGTAGTTCAAATTCTTCCGGTAGAACCTCCACCACCACCTTATATAAAGGGCAATTTCCCTCCTGCTGGACCTACTGGTTTATTAAAGACAATTCCTGCATACCTTTATCAAGAATATTCTGATGATGATGATTTACAAGCATTTATACGCGCTTATAATGAAATGCAACAGGATATAGTTGATACATTTAATGCTCTTAATTTGCCAATTTATACCAAAGACCCTGTATCTGGTGCGCTTCTAGATTGGGTTGGCCAAGGTGTTTATGGCTATCCTCGTCCAAGTCTACTTTATAAACTTCCAACTATTATAGGGCCATATAATACTGGACAATATAATACTCAGCAATATGATTTTTGGCAATACTATTTTCCTAATGCGCCAGCGCTTGTTAATGATGATATTTATAGACGTTGTATAACTTGGCATTATCATAAAGGTGATGGCAAACGTTTTAGTGTTGAATGGCTTAAGAAGCGCATTATGCGCTTTCTATTGGGGACAAATGGAACAAGTCCAAATATAGACAATACTTATCAAGTAAGTATTATGTTTGGCGCACATTGTGATGTTACAATTAGACTTGTTTTAGTTGATCGTACCATTACAGATGGAGCAGAATATAATAATAATGCATTTCAATATAATGCTTTACGATATAATCAAGCAGATTCAATAGCTGTTAATTTTCCGCAGTTGCCTAATATGACAGAGTTTTCTGATGCTATAAGATCTGGTATTCTAGAATTGCCATTTCAGTTCATCTGGGATGATGTGGTAATAGGATAAATATAATGAAACTCATCTTTGGGAATAATGTCAGCAGCACTATTGCTGGATCTATCTTTCCTACCAGCACACAAGTGAATATGGCATCTGGTAGTGGCGCAACATTTCCACAACCTGTACCTGGACAAACAGAATTTATTGCAACTTTGATTGATCAATTAACTGGACAATTACGAGAAATAGTTCATGTTACATCAGTTGTTGGTGATACATTTACTATAGTTAGAGGTCAAGAAAATACATTACCTCAATCTTGGCCTGCTGGTTCTATATTTGCACATTTGCATACAGCTGGTGCAATGAACCAAATGTTACAGGATGGTGATGTTCCAAATATTACTTATTCTGGTTCTGATATTAGCATTACTCCTAATCTTATAGAGATTGCTTCAACTAATCCGCCTTTACCAAGTCTCGATGTTGGCACTGTTTTATCAGTTACTATTGCCAATAGCAATACTGGTCCTGTAGTGATGCAGGTGCAAGGATCACTTGCACATCCTGTTACTAGATCGGATTTATCACAACTTTCTCCAGATGATTTAATTACTGGTCAAATTGCGTTAATGGAATTTGATGGAACAGAATTTCAAATTTTGAATTTTAAAGAAATATCTTCTGATATTTTCTTCTTTGGCGCCGCAATTCCATCTCCAGATTATAATAATCTTCTTTGTAATATTGGACTTACTTTCCCAGCAACTGGTCCATTTAATGGAATGATTATTACTGGAAGCACTAATGTAAGTACAGGTCCAGTCCAACTTACAATTGAAGGAGCACAAGGTGTCCAATTTGGACCTTATGCCGTTCTTGGACATCAAGGAGAAACACTTACAGGCGGTGAATTACAAGGAATGTTGTTTTTAGAATTTGATACCAATAATCTATATCCGAATGGAGCTTTGTTTATTACTGGTGGATATTCTTTAGCGTTTCTTGAAACTAAACTACCTGCTGGCGCTCCGGGAGCGCCAGGGCCTCCTGGACCTCCTGGTCCTCCTGGTCCTGTTGGTTCACAAGGTGGATTAGGACCGCAAGGTGTCCAGGGCGTTCAAGGTCCACAAGGCGGACAAGGACCACAAGGTCCGCCTGGCGCGCCAGGCGTTATGTCAGGTTATGGACAACCTGGATCATTTTATCTTGTAGTTCCCGGTCAAGCTGGACAAGGTACTCTTTCTTTCACCGGAAGACAAATGGCAGATTATGGTGGATTATGGGCACAGTTAGGTGAGACTGTTTCATTTGATCCCTCTCCCATAAACACTTTACTATTGTATTATCAAAGGATAGCGTAAATGCTAACTGTTGAACAACGAGATGAGTTTTTAAAAACTCTATGTAATCCACAATATGTTAATCCAGATCATATTGGACCTATTGCTTTAACTGGAACAATTAATGGGCAGAAATTAATTTTTTATGCTAGTCCTTATGACACTATGAAATATGGCAAGGATATTTATGATAGAGTAATTAAAGGTGAATATGGTGAAATTAGTGAATTTGTTCCAGAAGCAATTTCACAACAACGGCGCACTTCTGATACTCATCCTATGACAAAAATAATTGAAGATTTACGAAAAGAAATTAATGATTTAAAATCTGAAGTGGCGGAACTTAAGGCTCAAAAATAATGGCTGTAACTCCAACTCCAGGTATAGCCCATATAACATCAGGGATACCTGGTCAAGCTGTTGATGCTCTTCAAGCAAATCTATCTGGTGGATATATATTTAATCCTGCTAATTCGCCAGCTGTTTTGTATGTTGACCCGACAGGGCCAGCATCAACACAAGGAAATGGTTCTTCTATGGCGATAGAGCCTGGAGGAACTTATTATGCTATTCCAGGGTCTTCATTACCTGTATCAGTTGCCAGTAACGTGCCTAATATGAGCTTTGTTTCTGTGCAATGGATATAAATTATGAATGAGCAAGTAAATCCACTAGCTTTTGATAGCAGTGCTGCTGCTAGTGGAGGCCCAGGTGCGCCTCCGCAGCCGTGGATATCTATGGGTGGATTTGTTATTGCTAATGATGGGGCTCTTCTTGTACCAAGAAATGTTCTTGGTGGAAGTATGGGCCCAGGCACTATCAATTGTAATTCTATTTATATCAATGGGCAACAAGTTATAAGTCCTGTTGGAATTTATTTACCACTAACAGGCGGCACGCTTACTGGACCATTAGTTCTTATTAATAATAATTATTTGGTTATGTATGGAGGTAATCCTGGCGATCTTTTAATGACTGATGGCCAAGGTAATTTAAGCTGGGTAGATGGAATTTATCAATCTCATCTTGATCAATATTTACCATTAATAGGTGGCAAACTTACTGGTAATTTATCAATTACCACTAGTAATCCGGCATTGACTCTTAGTAAATTGCCATTATTAAATCAGAATAACACAATTTTTGGGCAAGTAAATACTCTTAATCGTTGGGGATTGAATTTAGGCGATAGAGCTGCCGAAGCTCAAGACAATTCTGGGTCAGATCTTTCTATTATTAATTATGATAATAATGGGGTATATTTAGGAACTCCACTTGTAATTGAACGAAAAAGCGGTATTACTACTATATCAAAATTAAATATAATTAATGTTGCCAATCTCAAGATTGGTGGTGGCGCAACAGATCAATATCTTCGTACCGATGGTACAGGTCTATTAACTTGGGCATCAGGTCCAATAGGTCCACAAGGTCCAATAGGTCCGCAAGGCATTCAAGGATCTTCTGGTCAAGTTACGACACTTGTTGGATATTTTGAAAATGAAGTACCTGCTAATCTTCCAGTAAATGGATTATTACCTGTTGATTGGGATGGGCAAGCTCAACCTGCTTACCAGATGGTTTCTGGTCAATCATTATTAAACAGTAATACTGCACTTCCAGATTTTGGATCTGTTTATATTTATGTTACAACAGCTTTTGATCCATCTGGGTGGGTAAATGGAGGAACAATTGAAGGTCCGCAAGGGCCTATGGGCCCACAAGGATGGATGGGACCTGTTGGTCCAGATGGGCCACAAGGTATACCAGGCCCTTTAGGACCGCAAGGTCCAATTGGTTTAGATGGTATACAAGGTCCATTAGGACCAGTAGGTCCACAAGGGATACAGGGATTTCAAGGAGCAATAGGTCCAGCAGGTCAATCTGGTGTACAAGGACCGCCAGGTCCTACTGGAAATCAAGGACCATTAGGATCACAAGGTCCACCAGGAGCGCAAGGACCAATAGGAATTGGTGGTCCTACTGGTTCACAAGGTCCAATGGGACCACAAGGTATACAAGGTTCATCAGGGGAAATTGGTGTTCTAATTGGATCTTGTGAATATAGAGATCCAGGACAACTTCTTGAATTACCGCCTAGTGGTGCAATTCCAGCAAATTGGGATCAGCCAAATAATTGGCCTCCTGCACCGTATCAAATGATACAAGGTGAAGGTATTTTAAATAATAATGCTGGTACTGCTACTTTTGGTCATGTCTATGTTTATGTGACAACAGTATATGATCCTAGCGGTTGGGTAGATGGAGGAAAAATTCAAGGACCACAAGGTCCGATGGGTGGACAAGGTATTCAAGGCCCCATAGGGTTACAAGGTCCAGCAGGACTTGATGGTCCAATGGGACCGCAAGGACCGCAAGGAGTACAAGGTCCAGTTGGTGTTGCTGGTGTTGATGGACCTGTAGGTCCACAAGGACCACAAGGTCTAGAAGGTCCATCAGGAGCAATAGGACCAGATGGACCACAGGGTCAACAAGGACCACAGGGACCGGTTGGACCTTCAGGAGTAGATGGTGGCGCAGTATACATAGGTGATGTTCCGCCTGTTAGTCCTTCACAAGGAGAATTCTGGTTTGATAGTGTTAATGCACAATTGTATATTTGGTATGAAGATGCGACATCTGCCCAATGGGTAGTTGCTATTAATCAACCAATACCGCCGCTTGATTATGTTAAAATAGACGGCGATACTATGACAGGGCCACTCATTCTCGATGCTGACCCTATTGATCCACTTGGCGCCACAACTAAACAGTATACTGATATTGCAGTAGCAGGTGCTGTAAAAGTTGGATCAATTATAATGTGGTGTGATGATGTTCCACCAGATGATTGGTTATTGTGTGACGGTACAGTTTATCTTAATACGCAAATTCCATTACTTGCACCAGTACTTAAAAATAAACATGGTGGTGTCCCAGGCGTATCAAATGCTGTACCTAATTTGTCTCAGCGTTTTCCACGTGGGCAAGCAGCAGGAGAAACTATTGGCGCAACAGGAGGTTCAGCAACACATACTAATACTGTTGCTGAAATGGCTTGGCATGGTCATGCCATTGCTGATCCTGGTCATGCTCACGTTCCTCAAGATCCTGGCCATGCTCACGGCCTTCAAGACCCAAGCCATGCACACGGTATTTATGATGTTGGTCACGTTCATCCTGATCCTGGTCATGCGCACGGTATTGGTGATCCTGGTCATGCGCATACCTATTCACAGTGGTATTCCCCAGCCGTCAATATAGCACCTGGAACTGGAGGCAGTCAGCAGACAAATTGGACTGGTGCTTCTGGTACTGGTGTTTATACTGGTGGTTCTGGTGCATTACTATATGCTGTTGGCACTGGTGTATTAACATATGGCGCTGGTACAGGTCAATGGGATAATTATGTTGCTTGCGGTGTTGCAAATTATTGGACCAATGTTATGGGTACTGGCATTGGAATTTATGGGGAAGGTGGTGGCGCAGCATATAATACTGAACCGCCATACATTGTAATTCCATTTATTATTAAATATCAATAAGGAGGGATAGAAATGGTGATGAAAGTTGACGATATAATGAATCCTGCTAATTATACATATACTCGTAATGAGTTTGGATGGCTTTTACGTGATGGTAAAGGCAGAGTGCCTGAAGATGATCCTGATAATGTTGCTTATCAACTTTATCAACAATGGCTAGAATTAGGAAATTCTCCACCGCCTTTTCCAGATCCTCCTATTCCAGCACCCCAACGTGGTCAACCTAATCCTGAGGCATACACATATAGTCGAAATAAATATGGTGCTATTGTACGTGATCAAGATCAAGTATTGATACTGGAAGAAGATAACCCTAATAATACTGCTTATCAACTTTATAAACAATGGCTTGTATTAGGAAACAATCCACCACCAGCTTTACGTACTGCTTATGATCAATATGCAGCAGCTATGGAAGAAATAGATCCTGCTGACTATAGTTATAGTCGTAATGATCTTGGATATCTTGTGCGAAATGATGGCGTAGTTGTATTAGAAGATGATCCTGAAAATATCACTTATATGCTTTATCAAGCATGGATAGGTTTAGGAAATGAACCTGTCCCTGGAGCGCCGCCACCAAATTGGCCTCACGTTCCACCTCAAGTTTCTCCAGAACAGCCATTACCACCAGATCCTGGAGATGGATCTTTATCTATTAAAAAATATATAGATGATCAAATTGCACATGCTGTTGCACACGCTTTAGGACATTCTCATTCTCATACACATGAAGAACCTAAGAAATGATTGTTTTTCCAGCCACTCCTATTCCTGGAGATACATTCCAATCTGGAGGATTGGCTTGGGTTTGGGATGGAATTAAATGGATCCCAGATTTAGGCGCTGCTGTCGGAATTCCTCCTGGTTTATATCTTCCACTAGCTGGTGGAACTATGACAGGGCCGTTAGTTTTGGATGCAGACCCTATTAATCCATTAGATGCTAGTACCAAAGAATATGTAGATAATCAACTAACTGGAGGAGGTTCGTTTTTACCTACAAGTGGTGGAACTATGAATGGTCCACTTGTATTAAATGATACATTAATTCCTTCATCTATTATTGGAATTACTGGTACAAATACTAATGATAATGCACAAGCAGGTGCTGTTGGACAAATTTCTACGAATTCAGCAACAGCTGGAATATCCATAACATCTGGGATACCTACAAATATTACTGGTGTTACATTAACACCAGGAGATTGGGATATTGATGGTGAGATTTGGTTTAATTGGTCTACATCAAATATGATGCCAACATTGATACAAGCTGGAATAAATCCTAATATAATTGCAATTCCAAATGCGCCTGGTCCAAGCGTATCCCGTATGTCTATGCCATTAAACTTTGCTGTCAATAGCTTTGCAGTTTTATCATTAAGACCTTGCCGTGCAAGTTTGAGCATCCCAACACCATATTATTTAATTGGCCATGTAAACTTCCCATCTGGAAATGTTATAGTTACTGGTAACATTCTAGCGAGGCGAGCAAGATGAACGATACAGTGGAGAAAGAAATGAACGCGCCATTTAGTCCCCCAGTACAAAGAGCACCTAATATTCATTTAGCTGGAGAAGCTGTTGAACAAATCATAATGCATCTAAATAATTCTATCATCTTTGCAAAAGCACAAGATGGTTCGATGCGCCCGTTTGTTGATCCTCAACCAATCATCGCCATTATCTCTGGAGCAATTCAGCAAGCTGTAGGTCCGAGGCAACAATGACCCATCTAACAGAACATTTTACTCTGGAAGAATTTACTGATAGTCAAACGGCTGCGCGCAAGGGTATTCACAATGTGCCGCCAGCAAGTAGTCAGGAGCGCAAGAATATTCAGCGAACTGCTGAAACAATGGAAGAAGTGCGCATCATTCTCGATAATAAACCAATCCTGATTAGTTCAGGATACCGTAGCCCCCAGGTCAACTCTGCGGTAGGTGGAAGTAAGAGCAGCGCACATATGAGTGGGCTGGCAGTTGATTTTAGCTGCCCAGGTTTTGGGACACCGATCCAAATCTGCAAGAAACTTCACCCACACATGAAGGAACTCGGTATCGACCAGTTAATCCACGAATATGATACCTGGGTGCATTTAGGTTTGAGTGCAAGCGCCCCGCGGCATATGGCTATGACTATTGACAGTAAAGGCACCCGTAACGGGTTCGCATGAATAATACTCCATTTAATCCTCCACCAATACCTAAAATATTTGATTATCCGGCTACTGGAACTGGTATAATCATTCTTATAGCAACAATTATAATGTTGATTGCTATTAAACATTTTGATGCAACTGGTGGATCGCTGGCTATTTCATTAATAGTAGTTTTTGCATTTATTGGTGCTTTAACATTTAGTTTCTTTTTCAATATTCCAAATGATGAAATTACATCAGCAATTGCTGGAGGCTTAGTTGCCTCATTTGGTGCAGTAATTGCTTTTTGGCTTGGGAGATCAAGACCTAACGGGAAAGAGTAATACAATGCCACAAACTGCACCGGGACCAGCTCAAGCTAAACATGGGCGCGCAACTTACAGCAACAGAGGGTATACTGATACTGCCGCTGCTGCTGGTGGGGGCGCACCAGGAACTCCGGGACCCATCGGGCCTCAAGGTCCACAAGGACCACCAGGTATAGATGGAGCACAAGGTCCACAAGGTGTACCTGGTCCTGGAATTCCAGAACCACCAGCTGTTTCTGCTCTATATGGTAGAGTTGGAAGTCCTCCTGGTTGGTCCACTTTTATGCCGGCGGGAGGAAATACTGGACAAGTATTATGCAAATTCAGCAATATATCTTTTGAAACAGTTTGGTCTGATGCTTCTACTTTGCCTTTTGTTCAAGATTTAATGGATAGAATTACTGTGTTAGAAGAAGAAGTAAGAAAACTCAGGAGTGAGTAAATGGGTGAATCTGCTGGTTCTGTCAAGGTACGTGTTCCTTGGGCCTTAAATGGCGAGGAAGCAGATGGATGGGGCAGGTTAGATGCCACCAATCGTAAATTTGTGCATCAAATGTTTAAAAGAAATTTGGGTGCAAATCAAATTCAAGGTGTATGGCATGTAGATATTAATGATCCTGATCTTGATCCTGATGTTGTGCCATTATTGAAAAATGGATATACATGGATTGCTCAAACTGCCAATCCAGTAATTCCAGATTTAGCACCAGCTGCATTACCAGGAATTGGTGGTAAACGTATTTATAATGGAGAACTTATTGTTTGGGATGAAACTGATTTAGAATATAAAAATATTAATATATCACCTTTAAATTCTACTCAAGCAGATGCCAGATATGTTAATTTAACTGGCGATACTATGACTGGAGAATTGAAATTATTTGGAGATCCAACAGATCCTCTTGGCGCTGCGCCAAAACAATATATTGATAATAATTATTTGCCACTAAGAGGTGGTACATTAACTGGACCATTAA